TTCTTGGAACGAGGCCATGTTTCAGATCCTTTCTTCGTGCAGACGTGTTGATTTGATTTTGGCGAGATCTTCTGCGGATTTTTTATCAAGCCTTTGAAGCGCGTTCTCCTCCTTTAGGTCTCGTTGAAACTGCTCCTCTTCGGTTTTGATAGGATCAGTTTCAATCTGATATCCTGCAATTTCTAGCAGACCACATACTTGATGACCTGCACAAGTAAGCGTCGTGCAGTTTGTGTTCTCGTGATGCGTCTCCGCAAGACCTTTACTCATAAGAGCACCTCTTACGGGTAGTGCTACCATGTGCGGAAATGAGTCTCCGCCGCGTTGATACATGAAAATCAACGCGCTTATTTGAGCTTCGGACAGAGCAAGATTGAACGAGCTGCTTCTTACATACTGTCCGAAAACACTAGTTCTTCCTAGTGTATCCATAGATAAGTCCTTTCTATTCGACTGAGTCGACTGCATCAACAGCGTTTTGTGCGCTGTCAATTCGGTTCTGAAGCTCGTCCATTTTAAGCTGGCGGGCTTCGGTTTCTTTCTCGTTCTGAGCCTCTTCGAGCTTATCAAACTCCTCTTGAAGCTCAGAGACGTACAAGGCGAGCTTGGACGACATATCATCAGTGGCAGGTTTCTTAGCCATTGTAGCCCCTCAGAAGGTTGCAGCTTTCACGGCCCACATAGCCGCATCTTCGTAGTAGGTTTGGGCTAGGGCCCAGAGCCGTTGATGTTCGCCGTCGGCGCTGCCTTTGTTCCTCCCACTCTCACAGAGGTCGATCAGCTCCGCGGACTTTTGCTTGAGCTGTGCGACCAGCGAGTTGTCGCTCGGATTGAACTTGATCCGAACTCTATCTTGTCCAAGAGACATATCTTATCCTTTCACAGTCTTGAAGAATTCTGCTAGGCCGGTTTCTACTGGTAAAGACGCTGCCATCTTAAAGGCCGCAGGATTTTTAAGATCAATCAGCGCGGTCGGGACGGTTTGTATGAACCTTTTGCCAGCGACCGTCTGGCATAAGGCCATGTTCTCGAAGTACGCGGGTATAGTCGGCCCAAGGGCTTGCCCTACCGATGCGGGATAGCCTTTCATAGTACCGTCTGGCCGATTTTGCCAATTGACATGAGCGATGACGACGACATGAGTATGAAAAGAGGCAGCTGTCAGTAAGGCAAGGGTGCCCTCCACCGCTTGTTGGGCTGTGTAAAACCATTGGCGGGGGTCCTTTGCACTCGGGTTCATACCCTTGGCCCAATTAAAGGCCGCGTCGGAAAGGAAGGTCAGGGAGTCGATGACGAGGACATACTCCGGTCCCCAGTCCTTGGGGATTGTCCCGTCAGACCACTTATCGAGGAGGGCCAGTCCTTTGGTAAATGCGTGAGGAACCCCGTCAAGGATCGGGCCAAGGCCACTTGATTTAAGGCGGTCCCGGAGAGACTCGAACTCGACAAACCCAAGCTTGTCTGGTGCGTCTCGTTTAATGAGTATTGGCAAAATCCCACCCGCGATCTTGTTATCGAAATCGAGAACTCGCAGTTTGTATCCCGCGCTGACAAGAGACGCGAGAGCACCTGTTTTACCAGTTCCGCTATCTCCGACGAGAAGGAGTTTGACGATAGTGTTGACATTAGCGACCTCAAGGGTTGGCATCGGACGGACTTTCATATTCGAGGACGATCTTGACCTGACCGTAAGGAAGTGGCTCGTTGTCGAGAGGGAAGGAGACTTTGATACCGCCAAGGTCTATATCGACAAAGCGTTCCCCGCGCTCCTCTCGAGTTACATAGTGGCTTCGGGCGATAATGTGGACGACTCGGTGCTTCATCGCGGCACCAGCGGGTTCCAGTGTTTCACATAGAAATCCGACTCGAGGAACTTATCCCGGACCTCCGGCGACTTCGAGCAGACCTTCCGGAACGGACAGCCGCCGTACTTGTGACAGCTTTTGTCGTTCATTGGCCAGTAGCCTTCGGTGGCGTAGTGCTCTGCAAGGGCAAACCAGGCCCTAGTGTCGTGGAGCCATTCAGAGATCTGTGTGTCGGTTCGATAGGTAAATCCGCGACTAAAGCGGCTAAACCCGACAGCAATTTGTACTGCGTCAATAATGACGCCTTTGACTGGTGTTTGATAAATGACCTTAGCAGCCAAAGTATACAGTGACATTTGATTATCTGGATCGAACTGGTCAAAGTAGTTCGAGGCGACTGTGGAAGAACTAGTCTTGCGGTCCATGACATAGGTGCCTCCGGCGAAGTTGACTACGCGGTCGAGATGGCCGCAAAGGACGTAAGGGACATAGGTTTGACGTTCCTCATTGAATGAATGGTTGGTCTTTGGCCCCCACTCAAGTTCCATCTTGAAGCTCAGCTCCACTGCCGGTTGGCCGTTCGCGAGTTGTACCGTCTGCGCGGGGTCGTCCTTGAAGTGGTCGATGTACCAAATCAAGGAGCGGATCAGCGTCTCGCGGGTCTTGTTGGGATGATCCGAGGCCCACGGACGAGCCGGGAGTTCCTCGGTGGCCGGGAGCCAGGTCTCTGTCAGCATGAACTCGACAGTGCTTCGCAAGGCATCATCGTGTTCGTGACCAAGGGAACGGAGATGATCGTAGTGCTCAAGACCGGAATGATACCAGCGGCCGAAGTCCAAGTGAACGCTGTCAGACTTTGTTCGGTAGCCGAGGATCATTGAGTACTGATACTTGCGCGGGCACTCTTTCAGCCAACCAAGGCTGGTTGAGTCCCAGGCATATTGAATGTGAGTTCCGGGTAGGAAAGGCGAGTTGATTGTGGACGAGTCCATGTTTCCGACTCCTTATACGAGGTTACTTTCGGCGTCGTCGAGGTGAGTGTCAGCTACGTCCAGTTCGGTGTAAGCTGACTCGAAGGTTTCTTTGAGTTCGTCGTCTTCAGTATCTTCGCAGGTCGCGATCTCGGTGTCGAGCTTATTCATTAGCTCTTTGAGCTTCTCGCGGAGGGTCTTGATCTCGGTATGGAACTGTTCTTTGGTCATAGGTCACCTAAAATGTCGTCGAGGTTTGTGATCTTCGTGACGGAGCTGGCGTCTTTCATCTTCTTGGTGGCCCCGGCGCTCTTCACCCCGGCGGTGAACTGAGCGCGGGCGTTTCGATAGTAGGCGATGATTTCATCGAGGTTCTCTTTCGTTAGCTTGAGGGGGTCCTCGGTGAATAGTGTAGCTATGTCGCTCATATGTCCTCCAATGGAAGTTTGAGTTGTGGGGTGTTTTGTGCAACGGTCTCTTCAACACGCTTGAGATGACCCATTACAAGTTCGCGGATTACCTTGCTCGCTCCGAGCCGACCGTGAAGGATGCGGAGCCGGTCAACGTCACCCTTTCGCAGGTTCAACGTGACCTTCTCCATTTCGTAGTTCTCGGTGCGCTTCATTGCAGTTTCCTCTTTACTAACCAAAGGTCCTTATCAGGATTGACCGGAGAGAGTTGAATTGCGATACAATCCAGATCAGGATCATTGAGTTCCTTGCGTATGGCGTAAAGCTTCTGGCGGGTGAGGTCGATATCGTTCGTAGTGATAACGACACCGACCTCACTGCCAAGAGCCTCATACCAAAGCTCACGAAAGTTCACTCCATTAACTCCGTCGTGGCGTTGATAACCTCCAAAGCCGCGTCGATCTCATGCGGTTCGGTGCGGTAGAGCGACAGCATCTTATCTCGCCGCTCGGGATCGTAGTGGCGGACGATGGTGATTTGCTGAGGCGCTCCGGTAGACTGAGGGAGCGTACCCTCGCGGAGGCCCCGGTCGGTCAGCTTCGACCAAGTAGCGAAATCGACCCCGGCATACTCGCGCCGACGCCAGACCCATTCAGAGATCGACTTGGTAACATCTTTGTCGCCAAGCTTGATCGTGACCTTCGTGGCGAGGTTGGTACGCTGGATCGCGCAGAGGAGACGGACGTTCTCCTGCGAGGTATCGTCACAGCCTTGCAACCACTCGACAATCTTCGCGGCGGTTTCAGGGCCGTAAAGAGGCGTCTCGTGAGAGAGGTTCGCGGAAACGCTTCCGATCCGAGTTTGAAGGTCAAAAATCTTCTCCTTGTTCGCTTTGACCCTTTTCATCGCTTCGATAATCTTCATTTTTGATCCTTACTAAGCTTCGAAAACGTGGGAGTGGAACGGTGGCGTCTGATAAATCATACTCCTCGATGGTTCCATCAGACGTATAACAAATGATGTAGTCCGTTTTAGTAGTGCCGCCTACACAGGAAGCCGGGGAAGTCCACTTTGACGAACAACTAAACTTTCTCCCGGTCATTTTGATCGCAGCCTTAAAACGTACAACTGACGGACTTGCGGTAATTGAGACTTGCTTCCTTACCGCTTGAGACTTGCACCCTTGCCTTTCGTTTGGAGCCATCCAAAGGCACCAACAGCGGGATTTGAACCCACGACCTTCTGATCCAGTATCAGACGCTCTACCTTTGAGCTATGTTGAATTGTGCTCATCTCTGTGGTGTTTATCTCTGTGCATCGACAGGACGAGGGGGAGGGTTTTAGGCCCTCCCCGATTGCCTTACGCCGCGACGGCCTTCGGCTCTTTCTGCTTCAGGCCGGAGACGAGATCCGAAAGATCCTCGGCAGCCGCCAGTTGGGCCTCTTCGACGCGCTGCTTGGCCAAGGTCATGATCGGCTCGCCGCGC